GCCATACCGCTGATTGGCCGCCCGTTCATTCTGGGTTCGCACGACTGCTGGGGGCTGGTCATGGACTGGCACGCCACTCAGGGCGTGATGCTTAACGATTTCCGCGTTGATTACCCATGGTGGGAAAGCCAGTACCCGGACAACCTCTATTTTGACAACTGGGAGCGGGAAGGGTTTGTCGAATGCGACCCGGCGCCCGGCTGCATGGTCATCATGCAGGTTGAATCCGCTAAGTGGAACCACGCGGGGATCATCACAGAGGAAGGTGAGCTACTTCACCATCTATATGGCCAGCCCTCCTGCATCACGCCGTATGCCCGGGGTTACTTCAAGGACCGGACCATGATCTGCGTTCGCCACAAAGACCTGCCGCAGGAGATACAGCCATGGCGCGTTTAACCACTATCCGCCTGTATGGAGCGCTGGGAGCCCGGTTCGGGCGTGTCCATAAACTGGCCGTGCAGACATCGGCAGAAGCCGTGAAGGCACTCTGCATCAACCTGGACGGGCTGGAAAGCTACCTGATGAACGCCAAAAAGAACGGCATGACGTTTGCGGTGTTCCGCGGTAAGCGGAATATAGGGGTTCAGGACTACAAGGAGTTGGGCGGCGATAGTGACATCCGTATTGCGCCGATTATGGAAGGGGCGAAAAAGGCCGGCATGTTCCAGACCATTCTCGGGGCGGTCATGGTGGTTGCCGGCATTGCAACGGGCATTCTCACTGGATGGACCGGTATCGGCGCGACGTTTGCTGCAGGACTGATAATGTCCGGTGGTTCAATGATGGCCGGCGGAATTTACCAGATGCTATCGCCGCAGCCCAAAGGCCTGCAGGGGCGCGATGACCCGGACAACAAACCGAGCTATGCCTTTGGCGGCGCAGTGAATACCCTGGCGATGGGCAATCCGGTTGCTCTGCTGTATGGCGAGCGTGAAATCGGGGGGGCGATTATCAGTGCAGGGATCGTGGCCGAGGACATCTGACGACTTCTTACTCTTCAATTAGCACCCGGTCGGGTGCTTTTTTATGGATGCAATATGGCAACGATTACTGGTGCAAAGGGCGGAAGCCAGAAGCAGCATACGCCTGTCGAACAGCCTGATTCAGCCCAATCTATGGCGCGTTGCCGTATGCTGCTGGCGCTCGGTGAAGGGGAGTTTGCTGGTGGGCTGGACGCGACCCGGATTTTCCTTGACGGCACTCCGCTGGGCAACGCCGATGGTTCGATGAACTTTGAGAATGTCTCCTGGGATTTTCGCCCTGGCACGCAGACGCAGACGCCGATCCCCGGCTTTCCTGCTGTGGAGAACGAGACCAGTATTGGCGTATCGCTGACTAAGGCCACACCCTGGACCCGCGCTATCAGCAATACCCAGATTGATGCTGTGCTGGTGCGCATCGGGATCACCGGCCTGCAGCAGCAGGAGAATGACGGCGATATCGTAGGCACCACCGTCGCATATCACATCGACGTTGCGGTTGATGGCGGCGCATACAAGACAGTACTCACCAAAACGGTAACGGAAAAGCTCAGTTCACTGTACGAACTGACGCACCGCATCAATCTGCCCAAAGCCACCACTGGCTGGCAGATCCGTGTGGTCCGCGATACTGCCGATAGCGCCAGCCAGATGCTGCAGAACAAAACGCAGGTACAGGCCATCACCGAGGTCATCGACGCCCGCTTGCGCTACCCGCATACCGCGCTGCTGTATGTGTCATTCAATGCAAAAGCATTCAGCAATATCCCGAAAATATCCTGTAAACCGAAAGGCCGGGTGATCCGCATCCCGCAGAACTACGATCCCGACGCACGGACGTATAGCGGTACATGGGACGGCACATTCAAGTGGGGCTGGACGAACAACCCGGCGTGGATCTGGTTTGATGTCCTGACAGAGCCGCGCTTTGGTCTGGGCCGCCGGGTAACGGTGGATATGCTCGATAAATGGGAGCTGTACCGCATAGCCCAGCGCTGTGACCAGAAGGTGCCCGATGGCAAGGGCGGCACCGGTACCGAGCCGCGCTTCCTGTTTGACGTCTATATCCAGTCGCAGGCCGATGCCTGGCAGGTGATTAAGGATATCGCCGCTGGCTTCAACGGTATGACGTTCTGGGGCAACAACATGTTCAATGTTGTCTCGGACATGCCAGCGGACACGACGAAGCTGCAGATCCTCACTCGCGCCTCGGTCGTCGGAAAGCCGAACTATTCCAGCGGCAGCGAGAAGAACCGCTACAGTTCCGCGCTAATTAACTTCAGCGACCCGGATAACCACTACCAGGATCGCACCACGGCGGTGATGTTTCCTGACCTGGTGAAGCAGTTCAAATTCAAGCAGACGCAGCTGACTGCCATTGGCTGTACGCGTGAGAGTGAGGCGCAGCGCCGCGGCGGCTGGGCGGTGTACTCCAACTATCTCGACCGCCTGATCACGCTGCAAACCGGGCTGGATGGCTTTGCCTATGTTCCCGGCACCGTGTTCGCTTTTGCGGATGAACGCTTTTCCGGGCGAGTGTATGGTGGGCGCGTTGTGAGTTACAACGCCGGGCTTAAAGCCGTTACAACCGATCGCGGGACCAGCGCCGTCCCGGGCGACACGCTGATGATCCGCACACAGGGCGGCATTGTGGAAAACCGGGTCATTCAGGCGGTCAACGGCACGCAGTTAATTCTGGCCACGGCGCTTTCCTCTGCACCAGCGCCAGATGCCGTTTTCGTTATCGATGCCGGACAGCTGCGCCTGCAGTATTTCCGTGTGATGAACCTGACATTCAACGACGAGGAGAACACCTACACCATTACGGGTGCGGAATACAACGCCTCGAAATATGACGCTGTCGATAACAATGCGCGCCTTGACATCCCGCCTGTCAGCCTGATTCCTACTGGTGTTGTCTCTCAGCCCGGAAACGTAGTGGTATCAAGCTACGACTCAGTGAGACAGGGGCAGCGCATTGCCACGCTGACAGCCTCCTGGGACGCTCCGCTGGATAAAGCCGGGAAACCGCAGGCAGACGTTATCGCCTACCAGGTGCAGTGGCGCAGGGGTGACAGCGAGTGGGTTAACGTACCGCAAACCGGGCTGCGCAATATCGAAGTGCCGGGGATCTACGAAGGTGATTACCTGGTGCGTGTCAGGGCGATTAACGCTGGCGGCGCATCCAGCCTGTGGGCCACCTCAGTGCTGACGCATCTCAAGGGCCGGGCCGGTGATGTGCCAAAGCCCGCCAATTTCCGTACCACACCGTTGCTCTGGGGCGTACAACTGGACTGGGATTTCCCGGCTGGTACCGGCGATACCTTACAGACGGAGATCCAGTATTCCACTGCATCGACCGGCACAAATCCGCTTCTGCTGGCCGGGGTACCCTATCCGCAGCATGTTTATCAGCAACTGGGCCTGAAAGCCGGGGTAGGATTCTGGTACCGCGCGCGGCTTGTCGATCGCACCGGCAATAAGTCGGCATGGACTGACTTCATTCAGGGCAGCAGCAGCTCGGTTGCAGCTGATTACCTGGTGGATATCGACAACCAGATCAAACAGACAGACGCGTATAAGGAACTCACCTCAGATATCGCCGATCTCAGCGACGATATTCAGTCAGCGCGCGACGACATCAGCAAAGTCACGACAGAGTCGGCGGCGACCAAGGCGGGCCTGGCACAGGAGGTCACAGACCGTAAGAAAGCCATTACCGATGAAGCGGCAGCGCGCGGCCAGGCATTGCTGACCGAGAAGAACGCGCGCGTCGCGGATATCAGTAACGTCAATCAGACGATCCAGACCACCACCGAGTCACTGGCGCAGCAGATTGGGCAGATTTCTGCTGGCACCGGTTCGCAGTTCGACCCGGCCAAAATCTGGTACTTCGATTCGACGGTAGAGGGCTGGACCGGGAACGGGACCCCGACGATTGTTGACGGGTGGATCCGCCCGGCGAACCATGCCACAGATCCATGGGTGGCGTCTCCCGGTTCACTGGGTGTTAACTCGTCGTCCTATCGCTTCGTTAAACTGCGCATCAGGAAGTTCGGGGCGCCCGGCTGGGCGGGGCAACTGCGGTGGCGGGGTACCGGCGGCTTTAACGACACCAACATGGTCACCGTCGCCGAGCCTGCTTATGACGCGAACGGGATCGCCACGCTGGAGTTCGACAATATCCCCTGGCTGACTGAAGCCACGATGAATCAGTT